GAATGGATGGGAAGTAGACCCTAGCACACGTTCTAGTGTCCACGCATATACAAAGTATGACATTCTTATAGATGCTACCGTCGCCAATGATGCCGTAACAACTATATTTAGTTGCGGTAGAGGAATCCCCTCCGTAAACCTTGTAGCGAACCCATCCATTGAAAGCAGTACTGTCTCTGAGTATACTGTTGTTGGGTCTGCGATATCACAATCCACCGACCAAGCATCCGACGGGTCTAACTCCTTGTTAGTCAACCCTGCCAACTCTGCTGCGGGTGAAGGATTTTACTGGACAACCCCCGGAATGTCTGGTAACGCTAATGATGGTGAGGTATGGCTAACGGCTCAATGTGAAGTACGAGGGGCTTCCGCTTCCGGTGCTGTACAGATTGCAATTCAAGATTCTAGCGGAACCGATATTATAGTAGGTAACACTATTAGTTTGAGTACAGCCTTCCAAGTCCTTCAGGCTAAATATCACCTACCTAAAACTGGGAGTGCCGGTTACCGAGTGATAGTTAGAACAACGACGCAACATAACATTAATTTCTACGTAGATAAAATCCATGTGGAACAACGCTTTGGGGACAGCACTTACGCCCCTTATGTTGACGGAGCGCAGGGACTAAATTATGAATGGGAAGGAACGGCAAATCTCTCTCCTTCAAAACGTCGTGCAGGTATTTCAATTATCCGTGGGTTCACTCTTAGGAACGCTTCGAGTACCGCTGCCGATATTGTGTATGTTGGTCTAGATGTTGATGCTGCTGCTGGAACAGGTATCCCTGTTTACGGTGGCGAAACCTTTACGACTAACTGGCCTATCGACTTTAGAAATAGAATTACAGTAAGGGCTGCCCAGAACACACCAGCGATTCACGGTGTGGTTTGGGGAATACATCAAGGGTAAATAAGGGAACAACAATATGACTATGACTCTTGACTCAAATAAAAATATGTATCAGTTTGTCTCAGACGAGGCAGAGATTACTCCGTTAGAGAAAGCCAGTAAACGTCCATTAGAAATGTCGGATATCACTAAAGCATTAGATGAGTACAAGAGACTGTTCAAAGCAGGGATAGGTTCCCCTGCTGAACTAATGACGTTGGTTCGTGCCTACCCTGACAATGGCGTGTTCACTAAAGCTGCTAGGAAAGAGGGTTTGTTTGATGACGGTTTTGAACCTATGGTTGTGGGAGGCCCTGCGTCTGTGGAACTGGTTGACAGGGAAGGTCACCTTATAACTACGGTAGCTCTAGAGAAAGCCTTTACTAACTACATGAAAAACTTCCGCACTAGGAACGCCATGGTGTTACACTCTGATGTACAAGTAGGTTGGGCACTGCCCGCATACATCTCTAAGGCGGGGAATATATATAAATCAGGTGTTGACCCAGATGGCTTGTTCTTTATTACAGAGTTACGGGGTGATACTCGTATTGCAAAAAGAGTTATGGAACAGATCAACGAAGGTAAGTTGAAGTCTTATAGTATTGCAGGGAGCGCAACAAAGACTCAAAATATCCAAAAGGGTATGGAAACTTATATGCAGGTAGATGACATGGAACTAGCAGAGGTTACTGTTTGTGAGAAAGGTGTAAACCAAGGCGCTAACTTTGATGTCCTTAAATCTGATAGCGGGCGACCAACACGCTCCTGCATAGACGGGAGTTGTCTAATGAAAAGTGAACATACACATAACCCAACTACTATATTAGTAAAAGAAGATGGTAACGTTGACTTCTTAGCGTCCTTAGTAAACCTAGTGAAAGACGACAATCCGTTTACTAACACGCCGGGAACAGATGATACCGAGGTACTTGGCAATGAGTCATATCGGAGACGAGAGCAAGCCCATCACATGTTGTTAGATGAACAAGGTTTCCCTGCTGAAATGGAACCAGAACAAAACCGATACATTCCTACGGCAGAGATTGAGTTGGATGAAAACAGTAAACCTATAAATGTCAAGCCACCATGGGTTGTGAACGAAGCGGGGCAAGACTTAGGAACGAGCTATGCCCACGAAGCTCTATCTAAACCCTCTGCAAAAAATATAAATAGCAAAGCATACAATCTACATAAGGCAGCCGCCGGTACACGTAAGCCAAACTCTGGGGAACGTAAAGTGTTTGAAACTGCCGTTGCACGTTTTACGAAAACTTTCTTAGCTAAAGACCACGTACAACAAACTAAGGATCAACGCCAAGCACCAGTAACTGCCTTGTCTAGACGCAAGGATGTAACATCAGGTCAACCACAACTACTCCCACTATTAATTGATTTAGCAAGGGCATCCATGGAAAAACCTGTTAAAAAATCAGATGACTGTGGTTGTTCCTAATAGTATAATAAAGGAGGACACACATGAGCGAATGTAAATGTGGTGGTCAGTGTAACTGTAAGTAAGGAGGAAACTTCGTGCAAGGTATTATTGCTAGGGTCACCGTGATACTCCCATTAATTTTGGGCATCGTAACGGCTATGGCACTAGATTTAGTGGACGATCTTAAAGGCATTCTTACCGCCGTAAAGGATGGTAAGATTACAATCGAGGAACAGGAGGCTATTGACATGAGAAGGTCTAACAGACGTTGGGCTGCACTTAGAGCATTAGCTGGTAAAGCTCCGTACTTTACTGTGGAATAAAGTTGGTGATCATTCATCTAGTATTTAGCTCCCCCTCTGGGAGCTATTTGCTTTTAAGAGAACCTCATGTTATAATTAAGCAAAGGAGAAAAGAATGGGACACAATACATGGAACAGGTGCGCTTGTGGAATGAAGCTACATAGAAAGAAAGGGCACACGGTTTGCTTTCCCTGTGCTAAGAAAGCAAGGAAGAAGTCAAAATGATACATGACACCGATGAAGAAATATATAGTAAGGAAGTAAAGACTCATCGCTCTGCGTCTGCGCCTAAGACGGGTAAGGCTATGCTTTACCCACATGACATTTCCCCTAAACATTACAGTCAGTTCAAGATAGAACCGTTTAGGTTTATCAATGAAAATGGACTAGGCTTTGCAGAAGGTAATGTTGTGAAGTACGTTTGCAGGTGGAGGGATAAAGGTGGGGTAGACGATCTAAAGAAAGCTATACGTTATATAGAATTACTCATAGAAGGAGAGATAGAGAATGAAACCGAATCTTAAAAAGTTATTACCTTTTGTTGGGCTTGCGGCATTGACAGCATTGGGTACGGTAGGTATTCTTAAAAAAGATGACATTGCTTATAAGATTTATCAAAAGAGTTATAAGCACCAAATCAAAAAAGAAAATATCTCACCTTATGATTAGGCTAGTTTAGGAGAAGCTTTTGAGTGGCTTTGTAATTGTATTGTTTTGGCTAGGGTTTTTATTAATGGTTTTAGGATGGAGCTAGTATGACTAATGTTATTGAGTATCTGTTACAATTATCCCAAGAACAAAAGGCGATGTTTCAATCTATGTCTGAACGAGTTGACGACATGGAAGATCACGTTAAAGTAATCTTGATACGGGTACAGGAAGTCCATGATAAGTTAGGGCGCATGGAGTAGTATAATGACATCAGAAGCACCGGAAAATGATAATGTATTCAGACTTTCCTACTGCCTTCTTTGTGATGCGCCGAGCCAAGGGGGAGAAAATTCTTTCTTACGGGGCTTAGGGCAACTACAACAGGAACAGAAAATAGAACTATCTTTAGAGTCTTGTGAATGTAAAGATGCTTTACCGAATATGCTATGGAGGATTAAGTTTGGATCAGAGTAAGAAGCGGTTACCGTGACATACCGTTGGGATAACCGAGATAAAAAGCGTGATAAAAAGAATACCCTCAGACAGATGAATTCTTTTTCTGAATATACCGACCATGAGAGTGAAGAAGCAAAAGAGCTTTCACGGAAAAGGAAACTCCTTAAGAAGCAGGAAGAAGAATTATTAGATGCCTTTGATACGTAAGCTAATCAAACAGCTAAGAATGTTATCGTGTGCGAGGTTTAACATTGGGGTATCTCAATGTGTTTCCGATAGTTCTA